ATGAATATTAATTGTTTGATATGTGGCAAACCACTAGGATTAAACGAACACAGACGATCAAAGCTGTGTGATAAACATTATGAAGAAAAAAGGAAGAACGATATTAAAGAGAATATGAAGAAATATATAGAAAAGAATCAACCTGTTAAGCCAGCAATAGATGAAAATTTAAAATATCTATATAAAATTTTTACTGACAATGGTTATTCAGTATTACTTATGCTTGGTGGCTACAATTTTAGCAATAAAACAAGTTATGACGAATTTAGACCTGATATTATTGTTGCTGAGGGAAAAATACCATTTGCAGTAGATGGTTGGACATGTATTTACGATGATGAGCGGGATCAAACTAGACTAAGTCAAGGTGATTTTTATAGCTATCTAAAGACTATGAACGCATTAAAATTTGAGTGCATTCATAGAGATGGATCTCGCACTTGGGAAGAGGCTATAACAAATTTATCTTATTGCGAGGCTTACAATCAAATTTGGATTTCTATAACAAGAAGAAATCTAATTAAATGGTTAGAAGAGAATAATATATCAAAAATATAAATATATTGAGATTTAACTGATAAAGTGTCCAATTTCTATATTATGGATAAGGAAGTAAAGAAAAAATGTTGTAATTATCATTCCCAAAACTATATATGAGAAGAGAATGACGCAAAAATTTTATCGTAATTATCATTCCCAAAAGTATATATGAGAAGATAAATAATCTACAAAATATAGTTTTCGCATAGATTATCACTTTATGAAAGTTTTTATTAAATGGTATATAAATAATCTACAAAATATAGTATGCGTATAACCTCCGTCGTTTTATAAAAGTTTTTATTAAATGGTATATATATAGATAAAAATGTAACTACTAGACTTTTATAAAACTTTTTATTAAATGGATAGAAATATTAGCAGAAAAATGGTTTGCGCATAGTCTCCGGTTTATAAAAGTTTTTATTAAGTGGATAGAAATACATCGGTTCTAACCGTCCAGTTTTGTGCTGGGCGTTTTGCATTTAAATCAAAATTTATGAGAGGAGAAAATAGTTTGAACCAGAAGTTAGATAGCTTTGAGGTATTGAAGCATGGCACACAGTTGATTCACGATGGATTAGATCTTTTGATAATGGGTAATCAGGGCGGACTACGAAAAATATCTATAAATAAATTGTTGGTAATGTACAAACTAACAATTGATGATTTTCTTGAACATCATTCACCTGAAGATGTATCTTTAGCAAATTATTCATGGTGGATCACCCAGAAAATAAATAATAAGTTATAGAAAAGGAGAATAAGAAAATGGAAAAAATGATACAGATTTTCGATAATGAATTATCAAAAAAATTTGGTGTACGTATAAAGTATGCCCTGATTGAATGCTGTGAATGCGGACGTACTTTTGGGGTGAACTTGATAGATAACTGCTTACGACCAGACCAATTGATTTGCCAGTCCTGTGCAGTCAAAAAAATTGCCGGTGAATTATAAAAATTTAGAATATAGGGAAAAGGAGAATATAAGAAATGAGTAACGAAACAAGGAAATTTCCAGTAAGTGGTTTTATATGTGTATCCCCTGAGATAACTAAAACAATTGATATTTATGCAAGTATCATTTTTGGCTACATCTGGAATAAATGCGGATTAGCTGAACACAAATGCACAACTTCATACGCAACAATGGCAGAGGAATTAGGATTATCAAAAAAAACTATAGAACGAAAAATAGCATTATTAATTGAATGTGATTTGATTAATGATGTATCGGGTACAAAATACAATACCCCAGGCGTAACTAGAAAATACGTCTGCAATGAATCAAAATTAATATCCCTAAAACGAAATATTAATAAGAAAAGTAGCGACTGTGAGACGTTAGTAAGTAACGACTATGAGACGTTAGTTACTGATACTAGCGACTATGAGTCCATAACTAGCGACTCTCAGTCTCAAAGTAACGTCTATCAGTCTCAAAGTAGCGTCTCCCAGTCCAAAAGTAGCGTCTCAGAGTCTGTTAAGATAGATAAAGAGATAGATAAAGAAATAGAAAGAAAGATAGAAAAAGAAATAGAAGAAAATTCTGAAATTTTAAATAATTTGTCTAAAGAAGAAAAACCAAAACTTCAATTTCCATCAGCATTAGAACATCTAAAACAAGAGCAAGAAGAAAATGTATGGTATCAGGCAATATCAAAAAAATATGATTCATCTCTAGAAAGTTATTTTTTAGAATGTCTAGCTAATGAATTAAATAATCTAAATCTAAGTGTTGATACTTATGCTTGGGTATTAAATCTATTGCCTGAAGATCAAATGAATTTCCATGATTTTGACGTAAATTTAATATTGGATGAGATCAAAAATTACTCGCCAATAGTTGAAGTAGAAGAAGATAATGGACTACCTTTTTAGCCAGTAATAATTTTTCTTTAGAAGCCCAAAGTACAAACCCCAAATAAAACTTTAACTTAAATATTATCGCGCCAACATCCCTTTAGCCAGGGTTAATGTTGGATTCCTCCTTTTGGTCAATGGGGGTAGTTTTAACTATCCCCAAAGACGCTGTGTAGATGCTTAGTTTTTTGCTTAGGAATTACACAATGGAGATGTAACTAGAAAAAGAGAAAATAGGAGATTAAGAAAATGACTATGAAGAAAGCAATTTTTAAAGATGGTGATATGGACATTAGCGGCAATTACTATATTAAATGTTTAGCTAATAATAAGATGTACCCAGGAAAAGCGTTAACCATGTTTAGCCGTAAAAATGATCATATAGATAATCTAAATGCTGGAATATCTGAACCTGCTGAATTGATTAGTGATTGGCGTAAATATGGAGCAGATAATTTTGAATGGGGAATATTACGCATATCTGAAGCTAGCGAACCTGAATGTGATAGAGATGTTACTAATCGTTTTTGGGAACTCAAATATGTGTATGAGATTTATCCATCTTTAGGAATAGAGACTTATACCAAAAAATCAATGCATGACAAATTATTGTTTGAATATTTACGATTAATACATAACCGCTTAAAAGATTGGCATATAGTATCAACCCAAAATTATGTTGGGAAATCTGGTAAAGGTGGTACTAAATTAGATACCTATATTACGGATGATAGAGGTGGTTATCATTGTTTTGATATGCACGATCCAAATGAAGAACCTTACCCAGGAAAATCTATTAATACATATACTAAACATAAACAATATTGTGAAGAGAAAAATATTAAATTTCTCAATTTAGTCGAGGTAACAGATCATGCAGTGTGCAAGGTAAAAATCAGCGGATTTACAGAAAAAAAATCTGAATATCCGGAAGGTTGGGATGTAGATTAAAACCTCTTTTTTGAGGGAAAAAAATTCACTATTAAACGAAAAGGAGGACTAATGACGTGACTTCAATTTACGAAAAACGAATATCAAATTTAGAAGAAAAAATGGGAAATTTAAGTAAAGATAGTGCGGTATCAACTGCAATTATTGATCGCTTTAGTGAATCAATAGACAAGCTATTTAAAACTTTAGATGATTTGAATGCTACATTGCAGACCGTTCAAATTTCGATGGTATCAATGCAGAGTGAAATCAAATCTAATGCAACTGCTGTTAGTAACTTACAAACTAAGGTTGATAGTTTAGAGGATAACAGCAAATGGGACTGGCAGAAGTGGATCAAAACTATCATACCTATTTTGATTACAAGCGGAGTAATTTACGGGATCGTTAGATTAATAGAAGCTTCGATTAGATGAGGAGAAGAAAATGACATTATTAGAGCAAGCAGAAAAACAATTATTTTTGAGTGACCTTACATTAAGGGTTATTGCTATTGACGAAAAAATAAATGAACACCTAAAAAGTATAGAAAAATCAATTGAATCTATTGAAGGAGAAAATAATCATGGCACGTCTTTTGAAATCTAGTAAGTTTTGGTTAGCTGTATTAGGTGTAGTTAATACTTTGGTGAGTCATTATTTGAATATACCGGTTGAAGTTTGGGCTAGTGTAGATGCACTGTTTCTAGTGGTTATTGCTTCTATTTGTGCTGAAGATGTAGCTACAAAAAGTAATTCAAAATAATAATCAATTTTAGTTATAAAACATAAATATAACCATTTCCGTAATTGCCTATTATGGCAATTTTTTGTTTAACTTACCTGTTTATCAGGGTTGTCTACTTAGAGACATAAAAACTGAGGAGAAAGGATCTAAAAATGGAAACTGAAAATAAAGATTTAAATGTTGAGGATGTTGAGGAAACAGAAGAAGAATCTACTGCCGAAAATGCAGGTAAAAAAACTACTAAAGATTCCAAACTTTTTACTCAAGCAGATATGGATCGTGTAGTAAAGGATCGGTTAGCTCGTGAGAAAAAAGAAAACTCAAAATTATCCGAATCTTGGGAGTCAGAAAAAGCTGAATTGACTTCACAAATTGAATCTTACGAAAAAATTGTTAAGGGTATTGTTGATGCAAAAAAATCTGATATTCCTGAGAATTTTCGTAAACTCTTTGATAAGTTGTCAATTCAAGAACAATTTGACTGGTTAAATGATCCTGCTAACAAATTAGCGGATAAGAAAACTATCCCCACTACACCAAATGCTAGTGACAGCTCTAAAGAGCAATCTATTAAACCTGTAAAAAGGTTATTTTAATTTTAAGGAGATAAAAAATGGCTGATGTAACTATTGACACTACTAGTGTCTCACTTAATGGCAATTCTGATTTTGCCGGAAGTATTTCTTTAATTGCCGGAAGTGCAATTAATGTTGTAGCACCTTGCTATATTTCTAGTGACGGGAAACTTTATCCTGCTTCTGCTAGTGGTTCTGTTTGTGATGGTTTTGCTGGTAAAACTTATGTTTCCGGTCAGGCAGCTACTGTTTTTGGTAAAGGTATGATTTTTAGCGCTTCTGCTTCATCTCTCACACCTGGACAAAATTTATATCTGTCTACTACAGCAGGTGCATTGGCTACTACTGCTACTAACTCACAGGCAGCTATTGCCCGTGCCATTTCAACTACAGATATTATCGTACTTTAAGAGAGGAGATTATAAATGACTACAAATAACACTGGTACTTATACTTTGGATGATCTGCTCTCTATTAAAAATCGTTATGTCTCTGATTTTGGAGTGCAGGCAATTTCTGATACTTTCGCTAAAGACTTAGCTTATTGGAATACTGCTATTGATGATCAGCTTGGTTTGTTATGCGAAAAAACTACTGAAAACACTTTGACATGCGGAACCTCAACAAAAGTTAAATTTGAGGAAATTGACGAACTTGGTAAAGCCAAAACAAAAAAGGGTGTTGCTGGTCAAAATGTTAGTTTTCCTCTTAAGCAATTTAAAGCCGCTTTAGGTTGGGATACAAAATATATTGAGACTGCTACCGTTGGGGAAATGGCTTTAGCTTATCAGGGTGTGAAAATTGGTTATTTGGATGAGATTCAAAGCCAAATTCAGAAAGCAATTTTTAACAATGCAAATTATAGTTGGGTCGATTCTTATGATTCTGGTTTGACTCTTTCTTGCAAGCGATTTGCCAATAACGATGGTTTTAAATATCCCGACAGCGGAACTCGTAGTTTTTCCTCCACGCATAATCACTATTTGGCTCGTGCTGGTACTTTGGCATCTACAGATGTTGATGGTCTGGTATCAACTGTTAGCGAACATTCACCAAAAGGTTTGATGATAGCTATCAATTATGCAGATCGTGCTACTTTTGAAGCTTTGACTGGATTTAAGGCTTTGTCAAGTGTCAATATGGTTTATAACGCTTCAGATGCTACCATCCAAAAAGCTAATATTGAAGACGATCTAGAAAACAAGCTCATTGGTTTCTATAATGACGTTCCCGTTTGGACTAAACCATTTGCCGTATCAAATTACTGGTTATGCATGGCTACTAACGCAGATCAGAAGCCGCTTGCGTTCAGACAGCGCAGACAGCCTGCATTACAGGGTCTACGCATGTTGGCAGACATTCCTGGTTATCCTTGGCTTGTTAAAAATTCTGAATTTGAATTTGGTATCGCAGCTTTAAATCGTGTTGCCGCGAGTGTGCTTTATATTGGCGGCACTACTTGGGCTAATCCAACCCTGTAATCTCCTCTAATCTCAAGTAGGGGAGTTTTTGATTTAACTCCCCTACAAAAATTAAGAAAGGAGGAATAAATGCAAGAAAAAATAATTTTAGCTTATTGCGTAATTATGCTTCTTATTTTTGGTAAACCTAGACAGGAGGCAAATTATGAATCTTAATGATTATCTAATTGCTTACCTGGGTGACCTAGTAACAACATTTAGCGTATCTGCATCTGCATTATCGTTTATCGTGTCAGAAACTTTGGTTGATTATGATGTGGATAGTGAAGAAGATGCTACAGATTTGGTAAAGCTTCATCGACTAGGCATTATGGAAACGTGGAAATATTTGATGATGAAGCAAACAGCAAATTTTGATTATAGTGCAGATGGGGCTAGTTTTAAAACTAGTCAACTTTATGATATGTGTGCTAAACAATATTCATTAGCCATGTCTGACTGTTATTCATATTTACCAGAATATGAGATTACCGTCTCTAGTCACCCTCTACATTGTGGGGGTCACTATGCACAATATTAATTTAGATGCTAATAGATTTGCGATAACTGCAATTTCTACAATGTTTGATACATGTTTGATTAACTCTAGTGCTTCAACTACTAATAGTTTAGGGGAGATTATCAAAACATATACATCAGGTTCAATGTCTGCCAGTTCTATTTGTGGGATTGATTATGGTGTCGGGTCCAAAACTTATGGCGATACTATCAAACAAAAATATGATGCCACTATTAGATTACCACTCACAACTGATATAAGTAGCGATAACACCGTAACTATAGGTGATAAAACCTACAATATAGTTGATTCTATAGTGACAGGGCATGGTCAATTGATTGTGCATTGTAACAGGGTGACATTATGAGCAATGTACAAATTGAGGGGATAGATAAGATTATTGCTAAACTTGAGAATCTCAAAAATGTTGATACGATTCCTGTAGCAATGGCAGGTGCTTACAAAATTCTTAGTGGAGCCCAACAAAGAGCGCCTGTCAAAACTGGTTATCTTAGGCAATCTGGTTTTGTAGAGGAAGTAGAAGATGGTGCAGAAATTGGTTTTAGTGCTGAATATGCTTGGTATCAGGAATTTGGCACTTCAAAAATGCCTGCACAACCATACTTAAGACCAACTCTTGATGAAGATGCTGATGAGATTATCAAAGTTATGCAGGATAAAATTAATAAACAGATAGAGGAGGCTAACAAATGAGTACATCACAAATTGAATCTGTAGTTAGTATCCTTACATCTGGATCAATTATTGTTCATCCACTTGTTAAACCTGAGAATATCAACAATTGTTGTGTTTATAGTTTAATTTCTACTAATCCTATTAATTCAATGACTAAAAATCTAACTGACAAAATACGTGTCCAGATTGATTGTTATGGGAATACGTTAGATGCTAGTTTAGATTTAGCGGATAGAGTGAGGGGATTATTGGATTTAAATGAGACTGATTTTATGTTAGGTCGAATGATTAATCAGATGACAATGGTTGATAGTGAGACGAATACATTTAGATCAGTGTTAGATTTTTATATTTATTAGAGAAAGGAAAATAATTATGCCTGATATTGTTGTAACTGATTATGGTTCATTGTTATATTTGCAGACTACTAGCGGTTCTGCTTCTTCTGGCAGTCCGATAGCTACTGTTCAAAAACTTGAGATGCCATCTATAGAAAATCCAACGATTGATGCACGTAATCATTCGACTGGTAAATACCCGTCAAAAGTAACTAGTGGGAAAATTAACATATCCACTTTATATGCTACTTTATCTATGGGTGATTCTTATGCATCTACACTAAGAGATGCTGTTGTTAGTGGTTCTGCTCTTAACTTTATGATCCAATATCCCACTGCCAACAAATGGTATTTTAGCGCTATTGTCTCTAGTTTTGCTCCTGTAGCTGCTGATGCTGGTAGTGATAATCTAAGTAGTGTACGTGTTGGTTTTGATCCAACAGGTGAGATGTTGATGCTGTAATATCAATTGAACAGGATTGATTTTAAGGCGTTTATTTTTATAATGTGTCAATTTATACCAATATAAATTTAAAATCGCTTAGAATCATTCCTAGATGCCTTAAATGGGTATTATAGTACGTTTGATCTAATATTATGGCCTATTATCACATGATTTTAGGCCATATTTATTAATATTGCTTGCTATAACTGCAATTATCAAAACCATCAAATAAGATAATAAATATCTATAAATATTGTCAAAAAACATAATGATTATGAATAACATAATCAACACTTTTATTACCCAATGAAACGAACATTTTATCGGGTGAATATATATTTTCTTAGGAGGAAAAATGAATAAACAAGATATTTTGGCTAAATTTAAGGAAAATAAACTAAAAACTAAGGTTATCCATATTAAATCAATAGATATGGATTTAACTATTCGAGAATTAACAGGCAATGAGTATATAGAAGTATCTAAAGACATGACAACCAATATATATCTGAACAACATGATTATGTATTCAGTGATAGATGAAGAAGGTAATCGTGTTTTTGATAATGATGAGATCATTAAATCTTTGAATTCTGTAGATTATGAATATTTAGCCTCCAATGTATTGGTTTTTAATGGCATCAATATTGAGGCTAAAAATAAAACAAAAAACTTGAAGATAACGAATTAATCAAGTTTGCTTATCGTTTAGCATTACAACTTGGCATATGGGATGTTGAAGGGTGGTTAAATGAGATTGGTATTAATCAATTATTAGATTGGCTTACTTATTATCAGATCGAACCTTGGGGATTTGAGATGGAGAATATTCGACATGGGGTTAAAAGAGATCCTAATAATGGTAAACAATCATCAGAACAACAATTAAATATAGCAAAATCAATTTGTGATTTATATAAATAAATATGGAGGTGATTAATAATGGCAGATTTAGGCGATATTGTAACTAAACTCAAATTAGATAAATCTGATTTCGATAAAAATGTTAGTGATGCACAATCCAAAATTGGTAGTTTTGGTCAAAAGGCTACATCAGCAATAGATAAATTAAATAAATCACCTCTTGGACAGATTACTCAATCAGTGACAGGATTTAGTTTAGCTAGTGTTAGTGCTGTTGGTTTAGCATCTAAAGCAATTCAGGAATTTGTTCAATTTACTAAAGAAGCAGTAGATGAGACTGCAAATTATGCAAGTCAAATTGATAATTTATCAAGATTGACAGGTAACAATTCAGAAGAAACCAGCAGATTGATCCAGTTAAATGATGATCTATTCATCTCATACGACACACTTAAAACAGCTATGGAGGGTGCTGCTAAAAAAGGTATTGACACATCTACAGAATCATTAATGCGTATGTCTGATGAATATAAAAATCTAACATCCAACATAGATAAAAATCAATATCTAGTAGACAATTTTGGTCGTAGTGGGCTTGAAATTAAGAAATTTATGGAACTTGGCGCTGATGGTATCAAAGCTAAAATGGGCGCTGTATCTAGTTCTATAGTTATGGATGAGAAAGCTGTACAGAAGACAATCGCATATAAAAAATCAATAGATGATTTAAATGATGCTATGTCAGGTGTTAAATATCAACTAGCTAATGAAGTTATCCCTGCTATGACCGACCTTAATACAGTTATGGCTTATGTGATAGAGAATACAACACAATTAACAGGAGCACATAATACACTTGAATTAGGTTTAGAAGCATTTTTAAGCGTGGTATCTCCTGCATTATTGACAAGTTATCAAGGTGCATCTACAGCCATTCACGAATGGGCAACAAAAATAAACGAAGCTGCTGATAATACAGATCATGCATCCGATAGATACGATAATATGAATCGAGTAGTATCTGAAGTAGCAGAAACCTATACAACAAGCTATTCAAAAATGACAGGTTGGATCAATGACTTTATGGATTTAGAGGGTAAATCTGCTGATGAAGTAGAAAAAGCCTCAAGACGTATTGTTTTATCAATGTTACAAGATAGACTAGCCGCTGATGGTGAACTAGATGATCAGGAAACAAATTATCTTCTACATTTAGGCCAACAATGGGGTATTTTTAGTGACACAGCTATAAAAGAAATGCAAGACGCTATGAATCAGGCAAAAGCCTATCAATCAGTTATTGATGGTCTAAAATCTAAAACTATCACTATAACAACAGTCTATAACAGCATTTATACATCATCTGGTGGCAATGTAGCTCCATCAACAACTGCCGCTTACCACTCTCAAAATCTACGTACTAACGCTTTAGGTGGTACTTTTACTATTCCTAAATCTTACGGAACTGAGGGTTTTGTTTTAGGTGGTATGGCTACAGCATCAGCAGGGGAAACGGTAACTATTAATCGAGAGAATAATACAGATAAATTATTATCCCAAATGAATAAAACTATAGAAAACTTAAAACTTGAGATAGATTACTACAAACTTGCATCTGCAATTAAAACTGAATTTCAAAAAGCATAAGGAGGGATAAATGGCTAGTTTTGCCGACAAAATATATATTAATTTAACTTCTGGATCAACAGTAGTTGACCTGGCTCCTTATGCGATTAAAAATAGTATTGATTTTGAATGGGGTATTAATGGTAATAGTTCATTGAATAATATTGCCGATATCGGAACACTAAAATTTACTTTAAATAATACAGATAAATTATTCTCCCCAAATTCACCTACAAAAATGACAGGTTTTGATTTTGGATCACAAATAGATTTAATATTTGTTTTTGATGCTGTTTCCTATAATCGTTTTTCTGGAACTATAGATTCAATAAAAATAAAAAATAATGTAAGTAAAGGTGAAAATCTTGTTGATGTAGTTGTCACTGATTGGATAGATTATGCAGCTACTTTTCCTGTTGACAATCCTGATTATCTGGTAAATAGCACTGCCGATGCAGCTATTGATGAATTATTGTCAGCAATGCCCAGACAACCAAAAAATAAATCATTATCAGTTGGTCAATCTGTATTACCAGTAATTTTTGATGCAACAGATGATAAAACAAAAACATATTCTGAATTAAGCAAACTTAGTAATTGTGAACCTGGCTATGTTTATTTGAAGCATGATAAAGATTATGGAGAAACACTCGTATTTGAGAATAGATATGATCGAAGTGGTCTAATCCAAATAAAAGAATATCCAAATACAAGGGCTGATTGTGAGCATGGAGAATTATTAAATTCAACAACTAATAGTAATTTATTAACAATTTCTGGTAATCCGTTATTGTGGATAATCGCCTCTAATGCAAGTGCTATTTTTGATAATTCTGCCAATGATTCAACCATAAATTATGGTGATGGCATAGTTAACAAAATGACCGTCACCGCTAATCCAAAAACTTATGATAGTGCTTCAGTCGTTTTGTGTTCTCTAAGCAGTCCGTTAAAAATTGCTTCAGGTCAGACATTGGAATTTTCGCTTGATTATAAAACATCAACAGGAGAAAATTGTAATGCTATTGCAGGTTCAATGATCCAACCAGTTATAACCACTGACTATACAATGTATACAAGTAAAAGCGGTGGCACTAACATTTCGGCGTATTTATCCGGTAGTGCTGTATTTACAGCCTCTAAAGCTATCTTTAAATATAAGAATACATCTGGTTATTTGGGTTATATCCGTAAAATGCAAGCTAGAGGAATAGGTATTTATAGTTTTAGTCAGGTGAGTTCAACAACGCAAGATGATAATTCGATAAACACATTTGGGGTCAAGAGTGCTAATTTTAGTCAACCTTATCAAACCGATATTGAGAATGGAAACTTTTTTGTAGTCAAGAATATCGAATATGAAAAGAACCCCCACACAAAATTTATAGATATTTCGTTTTTAGCAAATACATCTGACTTTTTATATCAGTCATTTTTAAATATTGACATAGGTGATAAGATCAAAGTGATAGATGATGAAAATGATCTGAATAGTGAGTTTTATGTACAGAAAATAGTGGGAAGTTTAGAATTAGGAGGAATCGTGAATATAAAATTGATATTAAGACAAGTATTTACATTGGCATTAGGATTATCAATGGTTGCCTGTACTTTCTCAAATTCGGGAAGTTCAACAGGGGATGCATTGTGCTATGGCAATTTACCACAAATTAATAGCTTAACTGATATGACATTAACCGCTTGGGTTAATCCAACTACTTACACAAAAGAAACCATTATGTCTGGTTGGGTTAGTGAAGTTGGCGGTATAGCAGTTTACATTGGTGGTTCAACTTATGTTGACTATGGGGTTATTCAAATTGTACGGATTCATGCCACTAGTGGCGGTCAGTGGGTTACTACAGAAAAAGTGCCATTAAATCAAATGTCATTGATTGAAGTATCTGTACCCTCTGATTTGAGTGTACCTAACGTTTGGATCAATGGTATTAAAGCAACCACACAGGTTCTAAAAGTATCTGGAATTGGATACGATGGTACTCCAGTTGGTGCTGTTACCTCAATCGATGGTATGGATTGGTGTATAGGTAACATTCATGGATCGGCGGCTGATGTACAGTTTGCATTGCCATTTAGAGGGAAAATCGTTGATGCTAGAGTATATAACAGACTATTTACTAAATCCGAATTATTTAGCGGTGGTATTGGTGATATGAGTGTCACCGATGGATTAGTTTTCCAGTCACCAGTTGTACGCACATCAGAACTAAACACCTACAATAATTTGACACTAACATCATCCACAAAAGTTTTGGATAATATTTATGGTGAAGTTGGTACTGCAAATGGTGTACCTACAACCTCAATACCATAAAAAATATATAAAAATAATCAAAAGACCATCTTTAGTGTTGAGGTGGTCTTTTTGATTTAGGAAGGAGATTTAATGGCTCAATCACTTTATATTGCTCAAGGCAATGGTATTACTTTCACACCTAACACAAGCGCAAGCCTTTATTATATTGCCGTAAATACAGCAACAGCATCACAGGTAACTACTGGTTCACTTTCAAACTATTATGTGTCAGCTAGTGCTTTATCACAATCTGATTATGGTAAAAGATCTGTATATATACCTTTGAATACATATGTACCTTTAAATGGTACTGAAACTAATGTAGTCAGAATACCATCCCCATTAAACGGATGGAAATTAATTAGTGCAATGGCTTCATGTAGTGCATCCTCTACTTCAGGATCACCAACATTTACCATTTATCGTAGTTCGGCATCATCTATTACTCAAGTAAATATGTTATCTACCAATGTCACTATTGACCAGGGCGAATACGATAGTCTTTATGCTTCAGCAAGCACAGTTGTTAGCTCATCAAATGTTGTTTATACAGGTGATAAAGTTTGGGTATCTAGTGCAGGATCGGCTTTGTGTGGGACTGGTGTACTTTATTCTGGCGTGTCACTTACCTTCCAAAATTTATTTTAGGAGGTGAGACATGTCATTAGATGATAGTTTAAGCAAAGTTTTAATGCATTTTGACGGTACAAATGGTGGCACTAGTTTTATAGATGAATCGGGTAAATCATGGACTGCTACAAATGCTACAACTTCAACCACTCAATCTAAATTTGGTGGAGCAAGTGGATATTTTAATGGCGGTACTAATAATAATATAACTTCTCCACATACGACCGATATGGTTTTTAGTGGTGATTTTACATTTGATTGGTGGTCATATTTAAGCTCTAAAACTGGTGGTAGATGGGTTTACTTTGGGGGTTCTGCTGGTGATATTATGGTTGGATTTGATGGTGGTAATTTAGCAATTGGTAGAAGTAGTGTTGTGGTTGATAAAGGGTATGCACATGGCATTAATGTTAATACTTGGGCGCATTTCGCAATCTCTCGATCTGGATCAACAATCTACTTCTTTGCTAATGGGTCACTTTTAGGATCTGCTGGTAATACAACTGCTTATGTCTCAACGGGAACTCAAGCAATCGGAGGTAGACCGTCTACCGATTCATATTATGGTTATTTGGACGAATTGAGAATAAGTGTCGGTATAGCTAGATGGACTAGCAATTTTTTAGTACCAACTTCAGCTTATGGTTCTGGTGGGATATTAACACCGATTTGGTTTATGTAGAAAGGAGGAAATATGGCAAATATACTTGGTCAGGAGTGTTATCACTTTTCTGATGAAGAATATATACAAGCTGCCCGTAAATGTCATGGCATCGTAACAGAAATGGCTAAAACATTAGGTACAGATAAACAGGTAATTAGATCAAAAATGAAACACAATCCAGAGCTAAAAAAAATAGTCATGGAAGAGAGAGAATTTATTAATGACCTTTCTCAAAATGTATTAATTCGATGCCTGGAGAAAGATAGTTTGCCTGCCGCTATGTTTGCTCTAAAAACAATTGGCGGATGGTCAGAAAATAAAACATTCAATATTAATGCAACTTCAAATGATGATGAAGAAGAATATGATTTATCGGTATTAACGCCTGAAGAACTGGCAGAATTGGAGCGTCTTAATGCAAAAATTTATAAATCCAGAGACGCTGAACAAGATTAAAGCAGAAAACAATTTTTATGAATTTATCAAACAGGCATGGCCAATTGTAGACCCTGCCTGTTTTGATGAATCTGCATGGCATCTAAAACTATTAGCAGATTATTTTCAGGCATTATCTGAAGATAAGATACCAACAAATAATTTATTGATTAATATACCTCCTCGCTTTGGTAAATCCAGAGTAGCAGATTTATTCGTACCTTGGATATGGATAAAAAATCCAGAGAAAAAGTTTATTTATGGATCATACGGTAAAGAACTTGCTTGCGATGCCACAAAACTTATTAGAACTGTTATTAATAGTTCATGGTATCAAGAGCGCTGGCCTTTACGATTAACAGAAAATAGACAAGATTATATTGCTAATTATCGGCGTGGTAATTGTTATGCGGTTGGTACTGGTGGTGCTGTAACTGGTAAGGGAGCAAGTTACCTTATTGCTGATGATCTTGTCAAAGTTCAGCAAGCCAACAGTGATACAGAAATTAAATCAGCAAATGATTGGTATGATGATACATTCTCAAACCGTTTTGACAATATCAAAACAATAAAAAAGGTAGTTATTGGTCAGCGAATTAGAAACGATGATATAGCAGGCCATTTACTAGAGAAAAATCCTAATGGTTGGGAGCATATAGTCTTACCTCTTGAATATGACGGTACACGATATACCTCTAGCATTGGTTTAGATGATCCCAGAACAGAAATTGGTCAATCATTATGGCCTAATAGATTTGGCGCTAAAGAAATAGAAAAAGTAAAAGGTGACCATACAGAACTTGGTTATGCAACTGAATTTATGCAACGGACTACAACTATACAAGGTTGCATATTCAAAAAAGATTGGTTTATCAATCGTATAGATAATACTGATATTGTTGCTAGATTTATTTCTTGTGATACTGCTCAATCCGTAAAGTCTAGTGCTGATCCTAATGCTATTATTGTTGGCGAAATTAGAAGTGATTATAGATTGTTTATTCGAGATGTATCTTGCAAGCGTCTTGAGTTCCCACAATTACAAGCAGAAGTTGAACGACTATCTAGCATGTATAAATATAAGCTAAAAAAAATATTAATTGAGAGTAAGAGCAGTGGTATTTCACTTCAGCAATCTATTACTCAAAGTAGTCCTGATTGGATGGGAAATTTAATATTTCCTGTTAATCCTGTTGGGGATAAAGTTCAACGCTTTTATCAGGCTAGTATGTGGTGCGAAAAAGGTACAGTATTACTACCTCCACCTAACGAAAATTTTAGCTGGCTATTCGATTTTGAATCTGAATTTTTTTCTGTGCCTCAAAGTCGCCATGACGACATGAGTGACGCATTATCGCAATTAATATTATTTGTTGAACCCTACTTGGCTGAGGCTTTGAGGGCTTACAAGGAAGGAGTTAAACAATGGGATTAGGACTAACTACAGAAGAAAAAAATTATGAACTTTCGCAAAAGTCTTTGTATCATAAACTAGATAGACTATATGAAAATAACGGATTATATGAACGGCAAATTTATAGCAATACCCATAACTATAATCGTGGTGCTGTTGATAGATTTTTGGATCATACTAGACCACTAAGAACAACGGTTAATAGATCTGTTGAGTTTTACGAGTCAAAATTAGCAGTACCAATGACTATAACATCTGACAACCAGCAAGTAATTGATGCCATAAATCAAATTTGGATATGGTCCAATTTTAGCGCTATCAAAAATGTGATGCTTAGATTTGGCGGACTTTATGGGAATATTTTTATTAAGATTGTTTCTGATGGTTCTAAAGTTTATTTTGAGAATATTAAGCCTGAATATGTTTCTGATATCACGACTGACAATAGAGGTTATTTAAATACTATCAGACTTGATATACCGATTGTTGATGAAAATGATAATCAACTTACTTATACAGAATATTGGTCAAAATCTGAAGGTTATTTCTCTATCTGGCAACATCGACTAGGTGAAAATGCAGAACTAAGCACATTAGGTACACCTGTACAATCTGGTTGGCTTGCCGAAATGGGGATCGACTTTGTACCTTTCATAAATATCAAATTTAAAGATATTGGTAAAAAATGGGGTGTAGGTGCTGTAAACCATGCACTTGATAAGATTGAGGAAGCTAATAAAGAATCAAGCCGGTTGAGTGACCTTATTTTTAGAAATAACAAAGCTACATGGTCTATCACATCCAATAATGTTGATGCAAATGGTAGATCTATTCCTCCTAGATTATCAAAAGATGCTGAAGATGAATTCTTTAGCGCAAATGGCGAGTCATTTTTAAAATTGCCTGGTAATGCTGAATTAAAATCATTAGTACCAGATTTACATTATGCAGATGCATTGTCTATACTTGATTCGATGATGAGCGAAATTAAACAGGATTTACCAGAATTGCTATATTATGACCTCAAAGATTCGTCAAATATGAGCGGTAAATCTATCAAACTCCTCATGTCTGCCGCAATTGATAGAGCAAATGAATATCTTGATAATTTTGTACAAGGCCTTATAAGGGCTAATCAAATCGCTTTGACTATTGGTAAATTTTGGGGAATATTTAATTTAACAGGTAACTATGAAGATGGATCTTTTACACATCAAATATCTACTCCTGAATTATTCCCATTGTCAGAAGATGAGAAGGCATCCACACTAAAATCTTATGTTGAGGCAGGAATGGCTTTATCTACCGCAATGAGATTAAGCGGATTTCCTGAAGAGGTAATTACTAAGGCATTAGAAGAAAAACAAAACGAAACTAACAATATCCTAAATAATCCAAATGTTGCCCTTTCTAGCCTTTCTAGCTTCAATAGAGGCTAGATATGTCCCCTTCTTATAACCAAATTGCTAAAGCACAATTAAGACAATATTTAGCCAATGCAGGCAAATATGAATCAAAAGAGATAATACAACTAGCCAATAAATGGGGTGTAGTGGCTGATAACTTGACTGACATTATTGATAAACTATCCCAAAAGAAAATTCTATCAGCCGACCAATTATATAGACTAGATACCTACCAACAATTTTTAGCTAGTGCAAAAGAACAAATTTATACCTATAACAATTTTGCCAGTGGGGTTATTACCAATGGTCAAAAACAATTTGCACAAATAGGGCTGAATATTGCTACAGATAATATAGAACTAATCACAACAAATTTTCATAAGTTAAATCTTGATAGCGTTAAAAATATGATAGGTATGACTAGTGACGGTTCTCCACTATATGATCTATTGATTAAATCCTACCCCCAAACTATAGATAAGATTACTAACACACTTATTAATGCAAATGCACTTGGTTATAACCCTGTCAAAACAGCAGGGTTACTAGCCGATAGTATGAATGGTAATCTCACAAGAGCATTATGTGTTGCTAGAACTGAGCAAATGAGATGCTTAAGGGAGTCTAGTTTACAGCAGATGGAGCAATCAGGCGTTGTTAAAGGTTGGATACGCATAGAAGAAAGTGATGCTTGCGATGATTGTTTAGCGGAAAATGGCAAACATTATAGTTTTGATGATAGTTTTGATAGTCACCCTAATTGTAGGGGGGCGTGTATTGCGGATATATAAAAATTTACCCCTCTTTTTATTGAGGGGTATTTTTTGCTCAATCAATATGCTTAATCGTATGTAAATTTACAAACTCAATATCATCAATATCTGGTAATTTTGGATAATCATAAACTTTCTGAATTATAAATGCTGTAACAAGTCTATTAATTTCGCTTTTATCCAGTAAGCAAAATTGTTTAAACTCTTCATCATTTAGTTTGTTTAAATAATCTCTAATTATTTGGATTAATAAATATTCCTTTTCTTTTGGACAATCTTTATTTTGTTTAATAAAATCCTGAATTGTGATAGGCATTATTTCCTCCCATTTGACTGTGAACTCAGCCAAAAATAATTATATATCAATCAAATGGATTACCCATAACATAAGCCTGTTTTAAATCTTCTTCACCAATATTCAGGTATTTTTTAGTGATTTCCACGCTGGAATGTCCGAGTAAGAGGCTAATATCAAAAACGCTTACATGATTACGATATAGATTTAAAGCGAAATATCTTCTAAAATCATGTAAACCATAAGGCTTCATATTCGCTTGAATTGTATATTTTTGAACCATGTGTCTAAGTCCTGATATGGTTAGTCTTGAACCTTCCTCATTTAACCACAACGGATCTATTTGATCATAATCTTGACGAGTAGACAAATATTTTCTTAATGCACGTCTAGCTTCTCGATTAATAAAAGTAAATCTATATTTATCACCTTTACCATGATAAATTTTTACGCTTCCTGTAATTAGATTTACATCTTGAATATTTAATGCTAGAAATTCAAATGCACGACATCCACTACTAGACAAACAACATAATATTGCCCTATCTCTTATACCCGTTCTGCTATTTCTACATATATCAATTAATTTTTCTACGTCTTGTTTGGGTATGCCTGGTAATGGGGTTATTTTAGCAGGTGGTATTTTTACTTTTTTTATTGGATTTTTCCAGTTATCCGGTTCATATTCAAAATCATAAAAAATCAATAAGGCTTTGATTGTTCGATAACTGGCATGTATTCCCCCTGCATTACGATGACTATTTAGACTGTCTAGATATTCTCGAATTATCTCAGGTGTAATATCTGATATATATTCAAGATTTTTTGGTTTTATCCATCTATAAAAATATTGACATTCTCTATCATAAAAGAGGATTGTGTTATTTGACTTTTTTTCTGTTTTCTTTACTTCAATGAATGTTGAGATAACGTCTGCAATTTTATCTCTAGAAAAAGTCACACGTCCTAAACTTGAATTTTCCAT